GTGCAGGTTTGCGAAGCGCGTCCACTGCCGAAAAACTCGGGACGCACGATCCAGTTCTACCGCTTTGCAGTAAGCGGCTCCTCGACCACCCCCTCCGTGGACGGCGTTATCGGCACTCCGCTGCCGTTGACCAGCTCCACCCTGTCGGCGACCGTGGAAGAGTACAACGACTTCACCTCCAGCTCGCAGCTTCTGGAAGACACCGACATCGCCCAGTTCGCAGAGGAGATGGTGGACTTCATGTCCTACCGTGCAGCCCTCTCGAACGATGTGCTTGCCCGTACCGAGGTTGACTCGAATACGAGCGCACAGGTGGCGACGCTGGGTGCTTACTTCTCAGCAGCCGACGCCAGAGCGAACGTCACCCGCCTGAAGGCGCTGAATATCCAGCCGCACACTGGCGAGGACTTCATCGGCGTCATCCACCCCTATGCCGAGTACGACCTGATGAGCGACAACACGGCTGGCGGCTTCATCGACGTGATGAAGTATGCCAATCCGCAGTCGATGATTCGGGGCGAGATCGGCAAGATTGCGGGAGTCCGCTTCCTCTCGACCACCAACGTCGGAACCTCCGGTTCTTCGCCGAACGTGCTCTACAACGCCTACATCTTCGGTAAGGGCGGCGTGTTCTGCGTTGACCTCATGGGTTCTGGCCCGACTAACGTGGTCGATCCCAGCAACCAGCGATTCCAGACCTTCGTGACCAAGGGTGGACCGTCTGCCGTTGATCCGGCAGGCACCATCGGCACCTATGTCGCGTATCGCTTCGTGACCGCCTACAAGACGGCGGACTCGACCAACCTCCGCTTCCGCATCTGCCAAGCCGATGCGAGCTTGGTTTAAGGGAGACGACACAGATGCCTAACGCAAACACAGCAGTACAAGCAATCACGGCAGCCAATGGTCGCCTTCCTTCGGATGCACTGGGAGCCTCCAGCACAGCGGAGTTCCAGTTCTCCAAGTCGTCAAGCCGTTATGTCCTTACCCTTCCGGGCAGCAGCAAGTGCATCAACCGCCCGATTCGGATCAAGGCATGGGGGCGCGTGACAGGCGGCACAACCACCAACTTCACGGTGAAACTGTACTCGGGTTCGAGCGCAACGATCGGTAGCAACACGTCCATCGCCACCTCGGGCGCGATTGCGGTCAACTCCGTCAGCGGCAACTTCTGGCTTGAAGCAGAGGGTGTGTGGGATTCGACCTCGGACAAGTTCCAAGGTCTGTTCCGTGGACACATCAACGGCACGGCAGTAGCGGCGGCGATTCTTTCGTCCGTCACTCAGCCGGGTGCAGATCCTTCCACTGAAGGCAACGGCCTGACGGTGACGGGAACCTTCTCGGCTTCCAACGCCAGCAATGCGGCCATCCTCGATGGCTTTGAAGTGGAGGTGCTGTAATGGCATCCGCCCTTCTACTGCCCATCAAGAAAAACGTCCTGACGGCTTCAGCAGTCGCGGCTACGGCTTCCTCGGCAGCGTTCTCTCTGCCGATGGCGGACTCGTATGACCTCGTGCTGAACATCACTTCCGTCACTGGCACCACCCCGACGATGGATCTGGTTCTCCAGACTTCCATTGACGGTGGAACAACCTTTGTCGATCTGCCTCTTCGCTATACGCAGAAGACAGCAGCCGGAGTAGCCCATCTGGTATTCCGTCTCGGTCTTGGCGAGAACGAAGTCGCACTCGAACAGGCTGGTGCTGACACGGGCGGCACTCTGGCCAAGAACTGCGTCTTTGACCCGCAGAACATGAAGCTGAAGTACACGATTGGCGGAACCAACCCGACATTCACCTTCACCGTGACTGCGTTCGCATTGCCGCTCGGCTGGAAGAAGTAACAACGTTATGTCTTCGATCCTCTGGCTCCCAGAACAAATCGGAGATGCGCTAGGGAGGGTGACCGCAGGGTTGCCCTCGCTAGACCCTCAACGCCGTGCCTCAACTCTTGCCAACGAACGCAAGCGCGAGAAGTTGAAGGCGGCCGAGCAGGACGGGCTACGCAAGAAAGAGCAGGCCGTTGCTGCCGATGGTGGCAGGCCGAGAACGGTGCTGGAGGCTTGTTTGGGGAATGCTCTCACGGGAGAGCAGGTCACAAAGAGGCTTCGTTCGCTCAACTCCAACTTGATATTTGAGAACCACCCGACAATGCGTGACCGGATTTGCGTGTCAATCCATGACCCGAAGATGCCGGAAAAGAAGCGATTCATCTGCGGCATGGAACGGGGATATGCACCGGAGTTCAGCGTGCTCGATGAAGAGACAGGAAGCGAGAAGAAGCGCGGCTATTGGACGGTTATCTACAAGCTCATCAAAGAGCGGCTTATTACCAAGGCGGGCGCAGAGAGAGTGTTCGGCGTTCCGCATTCAAAGAACTGGCAATCGCTAACCACCTAAGGAGGCGCGGTGCTCACACCCGAGACGCGGCAATCGCTGAATGAAGCACTTACCTGTGCAGCGAATGAAGAATTCCTCATCTGGGGCTTCATGCTCAAGAACGACGGCGAAGGCGAGCCATATTTTGAAGTCTTTAATTCCCACCAGCTCTCCCGCGCAGCAATCCGAAAGCTGACATCGCAGGCGCTTGATTTTCTGAGGGCGCAGAACATTTCCACCGAAGAAGTAGAAGTCGAACCAATCAAACCACTCATTTACGAGGCGTAACGAATGGCAGAGAAACAGAGTTTGAGCACCGAAGACATCCTTGCACTATTCAAACAGATGCAGGAGTCAAGCAATGCAAACCTCATCGAAGCAATCAAGGAGCTGAAGAAGCCCAACGAACTTGAGCAGAAGAAGCTGAACGAGGAGAAGGAGAGGCTGCGTCGCGAGTCGGAGATCCGCGTTGACCAGGCGCGTCGTGACGAGGAGTTCCGCACTCAAGCGCAAAAGGCATGCGCCCACAAGAAGCGCGACGGCAACTCGTCCTTCGGTGGACAGGTGAACTCGGACGGCTATGTTCGCTTCGTCTGTACGCAATGCTTCCTCATTGCTCCTGAGGTGAAGGCTCCGGATGAGTGGATTCGCTCGGGAGTGAATGCTCAAGATCCCGACAACGCTTTCATGAAGCAGTTGACGCTGAAGCAGATTGAGGCGTGGCACAAGCTGCACCCCAAGCCGGTAATGAAACCGATCGGTATTCGCGAGGCGGTGGCGGTCTAAGTGGCGTCATCGCATACATGGCAGCAACTGTTCGACTTGGCGCGTAAGCGGTTCGCCAAAGGTGTTCCGCTCAACGATTCCAGCGAGCAGTTGCTGATTACCAACCTCGTCTCTGGCGAGATATGGCGCTCGTTCCCGTGGCGAATCTCGCTTGACGATATTCCTTCGGGCTCGACTGCGCTGGTTGATGGGACGCAGGATTACGATCCGCCGACTAACATCTTCCGGCTCACGAAGGCCTCAATCGTTCGCACGGATGTCACACCGAACGACCACCGCGAGCTGAATGTAGCAGGGGACTTATCAGTTGATCTGCGGAAGCGGTCTCCGTACCAGATTCAAGCCGTATCACATCAGCCGGCAGCGGGAAAGATTCGCCTCGATTCGGCGGTGCAGATTGCCAGCGGAACGACATGGGAGTTGCGCGGAGAGTTCCAGACGAATCACGCGGCGATTACCACTCTGGCGACGGCGGTGTGGTTTGACGATCAGTTTTCAGAAGTTGCCCTAGAAGGTTATCTCTACCACTTCTACAAGCTGGCCGATGATCCACGCGCAGGCGGGATTGTGAAAGTGGAACACGGAAAGGCCCAGTTCTCAGGACAGTACGCCGCATTCAGGGCACAAATCGACATGATGGCTGCGGCCGAAGAGTACGGCGGTGAGCACACACTTGCTCCTGCCGACGGTTCAATCGGCAGCGATGCAGGTATCAGCATTCCGGGCCTATACGGGAATTAAGAAATGTCATCGAGTTCATCGAATTTCAATCCGACAGCCACAGGGCTTGACCTCGGCAGCACCGACAAGCGGTGGGATCTATTTGCCCAGAACGTAGACATCTCTGGCACGGCGACCGTCACGGGAAGCCAGACCGTCGGCGGCAATCTCTCTGTCACTGGAAACGAGACTGTAGGGGGAACGCTTGGAGTCACAGGCGCTGCGACGCTTTCCAGCACCCTTGCAGTCACTGGAGCACTTACTCTCCAGAGCAACGCAATCGCGGCAACGGCGAACCGATTCCTTCCTAAGCAGGCGATGGTGCGGGTGACCAAGAGTGCAGCGCAGAGCATCAACAGTGGTTCGGCAACGGCATTGACATGGGATACGGAAACATTCGACACCGACTCGCTCCATGACAACGTAACCAACAATAACCGCCTGACGGCCTCAGTGACGGGTAAGTGGATGGTCACGGCAGCCGTCAGCTTTGCGGCAAACAGTACTGGCTATCGGCAAGTAAAAATCAACAAGAACAACACTACGGATTACGCCATTGCGGTGTCACTCAACTTGGGCGCGTCCGATACTCCTGGCGTCACTGTCTCTGACATCGTGGACCTTGCTGCTGGTGATTACGTGCAGATTATTGCTGCACAGAACTCGGGTGGTGCGCTCAATGTCATCACGGCTGGCACTACTGCCTCAATGCACTTGATAGGGGTCTAATGTCCGTCGCCTCCAAAACACTTCATCGGGTGATTGATAACCCCGCACTTCCTTACCGGACATATATGAGTCCGACATATAAGGGTCCGTGCTACACGTCTGGCTCTGCCGATGTGATGACCTCGCTCGCGCAGATTGCGGAGAAGCGCCCTGGGTTTGCGACGGCGATTGAAGGTGTGGCCTCGACGTTCACTGCGCTGAAGCGCATATGGCTCTGGCAGAAGTGGAATGGCAGCTACTTTGCGATGTTCTGCGATGTTCAGGACGGTTCCGCAAAGATGTACAAGTACGAAATTGGCATTGACACATCCGCGCAGTTTCTCTTCGCATCGACAAGCTCAACTCCCTTTGACGCAGTAGTCGCCAATAACGCCTTCAAGTTTGGAAACGGAACCGATATGAAGCAGTATCTCGGTTCCGGAACGACTGTCTATAACTGGGGCATCACGAAGCCTTCGGCGGTTCCTACTCTTGCTACGGGTGGAACGGGCATTGATGCGGCCAGTGGCTATTACTACCGCACAACTTTCTATTCGAGCACAACTGGGCAGGAGTCGAGCCCAAGCGATGCCAGCGCCTGTTCAAGCATCTTCAGCAACAAGACAGTCACCGTCATCCTCAATGCAACGACTACCGATGCACAGGTGACCCACTGGAACCTGTATCGGACGACCGATGGCGGTTCCTATGATCCGACGCTGATGAAGCGCGTGGCGCAGATTGCGATTGGAACAACGACCTATGCGGACTCCACGGCTGATGCCTCACTGGGCACGACTGTAGCACCGGCACTGCTTCGTAATGATCCGCCGCCAGCGAGTACTTGCTTTGCCTTCTCGCAGGGGCGTATCGCCATGCGTGACGCGACGAACATCAACCGCGTCTGGCTGACTGGACTTGATGAGATTGCCTCGGGCGTTCCGGTGGATTGTGTTCCATCTGGACTTGATGGGAACTATTGGGATTTCGACAAGGAAGTGACGGGCATCGCTCCGACGCAAAGCGGGTTTGCCATCTTCACTCCATCAAGGATCTATGCGCTAGATGGAGACACGCTTGACTCGATTCGTCGCACGATGATTGTCGCCAAACGCGGGGCGAAGTCTCACCCTGCCATTGCTGCACTGGGAAACACGGTTGTATGGCTCGACACGGCTTCGCAAGTATGGAGTTCGGATGATGGAGAGATTGGAGAACCGATTCGGACTTCTATCAAAACCATCGACCATACGCAGGCGCAGATAGCTATTCACATTTCAGGTGAATACCACTGGGTGCTGCTCTGCGATGGGGCAAACGGAATCATCTATCCCTACGACATCGACACGAAACAGTGGATGCCTCCATGGAACTGCGGAGCCAAGGTGATTGCGTCTGGAGAGACGGCGCTGGGAACCACGGACCTGTTGATTGGTCGGAACGGGACGAAGGTTCTCAAGATGACGCCGACGAACTATCAGGACGATGGTGCGACCTATTCAGGAGATTTGAAAACAAACCTCATCGACATTCATCCTGACGCGAATCCGGAATGGGTAGGCGTGGTTGACCAGATCAGCGTTGAGCACAACGGACAAGCCCCAACCGTCTCTCAGTTGAACGACGAAGATGTGGCACAAGGAAGCTATACGGCGCTGACTGGGCAAGACCCGACACATCGTCAGCAAGGGACGTATTTGCAGCAGACCGACTATCCATCTGGCTCGGCGCTCTCCACTTCAGCGCTTTCGTCAACTGCTCGGCG